GGGAAACACTAGAACCGTATTCTTGTGCCGCTCTACCTATTTCGTCTAGCGTTTGTAAGTCATCTTCTACTGCCATTTACATCACCAATTTTTGCAAGACCAGTAAGAAGGCGCAAAAACGTCTTTTTTCTTTTCAACTGCATCACAGTTATGTCGTGCCCTAAAACTTTTGCGTCTTTCTGGATTGCTTTTTTTAATTTTCATGTTGGGATCACCGTAGCGAACAATTTTCACCTGGTCTCCCTTTTTTGCTAAGACTTTGAATTTTTTACTACCATCACTATCACGCACCTGTTGATTGTAACCAGGAAAAGACTCACCACGATAGGTGAGCCTTCCTGATTTTGTGCGTGTTACATCACTTGTATCAGCCATAACTCTTGATTAATTCCAAAATAATCATGTAAGTATCGCCGCTATCATGGCCGACCGTAGTAAAATCAAGATCACCTGTTTTTCCTGATCCCGCATTATTTGGAATTCCTGAAAAATTAGAGTAGTCATGATATCCATTACTATCCTCGGACAAACCAATAGCTAAAACATTGGATGTTGCATCAAACTCAACTTTTACCGCCATGCCTGTGCACTGCCACCAAATTTTATTAATTTGAACGCCACTGCAATCTTGACCTAGATGGTTTTTTGTTAGAGCCGATACATCTACCTTTTTTACTGCGCTTTCACCTGTGCCATCACTAGCATTGGTGAATTTCAATACGGCTTTTCTTTCACCGTCCTGTATTGTTTGAGAAGTGACAGCATCTGCCATGGTACACCCCCTTACAATTCAGTATCAGCAGTACGCTCTTTACCCGCTAACACGTAATCAATTGTCATTACTTTCGCCGCAGAAGCGCCATTTTGTATTCCAAAAGATACGTTTAGCTCTTCGTCATCTGGTGCGTTAGTTGAAACCACTGTGCCCGCTAAGACGTTATTTTGGAAAACATGAAACTTTTGATCTCTAGGATCATACACAAATCCGACGGTTGTAAAAGTATCGTCAGCCATCGCAGTCGGTAAATCCAAAGTGCTTTGTGTTCCATCTTTTTCAAGAATAAATTGTAAAGTCGTAGATCCGTCCGTCAACAAAAAGAATGCTCCATCAGATACATCTAACGGAGTTGTATCAGTTACTTGTAAGCCCATAACCACATCTGATGCATCCGCGTCTGATGTCTTGAAGCGAGCCTTAAAGTACAGTTGTTTTCCGGCTTCATACTTAAATGATTCTTTTTTCAACTGCAAGAAATCATGGTCATTGTCGCCCGCCGCATTAGTAAGCGCTAATAGGCCGCCATCACCATCGATGATTGCTTCTGTTGCTGAACCAGACCCGTCTTCGGTAGTTGTTACTGTCCAATCGCCCGCTGTGTAAACGTCGAAGTCATTAAAGTAAGTGTGATATTTGGTGGGATCGGGTTGCTTGATCTTGCCAAGCGTTCCGCCTGCACCGACGTTTGTAACGCCTGAAGTAAAATGTGTTGTCATAACAGTTCCTCCTTTGAAACCAGTAATTACCCCATGTAATTACCATTAGACATTTACATATTATTCTAAATTTAGATGAAAAAAAAGGGGGCCGAAGCCCCCTTTCATCCAAACCCAAAGGGAGGGTTTTTCTCAGGGGAGTTCTATGCTCCTTGAGATCCGTAAATACCTCTCCAATCACTGAACCCAAATGAATATCTTTCACGAGCCTTATATCTAATGTTTCCAGTAGTGAAATCTGGCTCCATTGAAGTCTCCATTGCAGTTCTTTGGAACATTTTAAGACCCTCACCGGCATCTGTAACCGAAGTTAAGATGAAGTAAGCGTCTGGGTCAGTTAGGTAATGATTTACTGTATACCCGCCCGGCAACACTCCAGTGTTCCTGATAGCGTTGAGATCGTTATCCGCAGTGCCTGAACGTAATGTTGAGTTCAGAATACGATCTGCGACGAAAACAAGCTGTGGAGGAACGACTAACTTAGTTGCCTGAACACTAATAGTTAGACCACGATCATCAGTAAAAGTAGAAATGTCAATCAACATATCTTCTAATGAAGTCTCGTTAAGGTCTGCCATAGTGGTCGCTCTGTTAGCGGCTGAACCACCACCCGCAAGTGGGTGATCAGTAGCGATAAGACTCTTACCGTCTCCGCCTAAAAAGCTTGCAGAGAAAGCGTTATTGAGTACGTCTGCACCTTTTACTTCTTTTGTGTTAGCCATAGAACGAGCTAACGCCTTAACGTATCGCTTGCCCAATGAGTCATACAAATTATCTTCGACTGCCTCATCGGTCAATGCAAACGCTAAAGCTACAGTATCGTGTGTATAACGTGCTGTAAGGCCTTCGCTTGCGTTGTCAAATACTACACCTGCACCTTCTGTTTTAGTTGGCGCAGACCCAAATCCTGTTATCAAAACCTCTTCTTCGAAAGCTCTCTGAGAATCTTCAATTGAGAAGATTTCTTCGTACTCTCGATCATATGAATCATAGCTCATACCAAAGAGGCTATTGAGGCCAGGCTCTAACTCTTTAGCGAGTTGTGCTCTTGAAATTGCCATCTGTTAGCCTCCTTATGCTAATCCGGCGCCTTTGACGCCAAATACGTGATTTTGAATTACACAATAGACATTGGTCGAATCAGAAGAAACATCATCGTTCTCTGGATCTTCACTTATGTCAATGACTTTAACAGCAAGACTAGTTCCTGTTGCGCCATCTGCTACATTAAGCTCCGCTCCAGAAATACCAGTAACGGTGCTTCCTGCGCTTGTGTAAACAATGTCGAAATTGCCAAAAATATCTGCGATTGGGAACGCGGCGTTACATTGAATTTCAAAAACGACCATAGGATCGTCAATTACAAATGCAATGATATCACTAGCGTTTGTTGACGCAGGGTAATGATTACTAAAAACTTGCTCTTTTGTTGTAGGATCAGTGAATTGACATCCATTGAAAACTCCTACTATCGGGACTGTACCACCATCAGCGTGCACCTCGATACCACCGCCAGTTACCTGAGCAACCATGTCGCCTTGAAAAATTGACGTTCCATAGTTTGCGGCTATACGATATCGACTTTGACCTCCTGAGTAAGGCGCACCACCAATCATTTTGACTGGCTTCATCCCAAACGCGGCATCTTTATTAGCCATGTTGGACTCCTTAATTTTTTCCGAAAGTTACTCTTGTGTCTCTCTTCGGATCATACTTAACGTATCGGGAATCACCTCTTACTTCGTTGAACATTGTATTATCTAACGCACCTTTAGCTTCTTCAGCTTTGTTAGAGTAATAACTATTTCTCTCAGCGACCGTCTCGTTAGGTATTTTCGCGAGGAGAAGACCCTCGTTATATACCACACCAGAGTGTCTGCCATCTGTATCCATAGTAGGTAGAGTATCTGACCACTCAGGAGGCAGATCTTCTGCTCTTACGAGCTCCCAACCTTCCCTAATCCTTCGTGATACGTTTGCTCTATCCTCCTGACCTAACATTGACTCCCTTATCCACCGATAGGTAAATCCTGGAGGTGCAGGTGGTGTATCAAGCTTTCGCACTGGTGACCACGGTTTTCGCCTTACTTGTTTATCGTGTTGTCGGCTTTCACGCGATGAACGTACTGAGTTTTCTGCCATTATCTTGCCTCTCTTTGAGCTATCTTTTGCTTCTCTTTTGCCACAACTTTTAGCCATTGTTCTTCTGACATATTATGCGGCTTAAGACCTCTAAGGCGCTCGACTTCGGACTTTGTAAACTTCACTCCGTTCGATTTGCCTCGTGTTTGTTGCCGACCACTTGTAGTGGTAGATGCGACTCTTTGCACGGCGGGTCGCTCTTCTTTTGCTTCGACATTATCTCCTTCAGCGATATTTTCTTCGCTAACAAGGTTAGGATAAACTTTTTTAACGCGAGAATCTAGTGCTTCGTAATATTCTTCACTATCTGGCTCAAAACCTTCATTTATTAAATTAAAATGAGTAAAGTAAGCGAACTGAGTTGCTTGCGTGTGCTCTTCATCTTCAGCGTTACCATACCAAGAATTTTTAGCGTGCCATTTTTTCGCTTGCTCGGTTGGTTGTACAGGTTGCTCTGCTTGTTGCTGTGGCTGTTGTGCCGGCTGTTCTTGATATGGTTGATAATTTTCTTGTTGTTGAGGTTGCCTAGTTTTTGCAACTCTTAACTTCTCTTTCTGTATACTGATGTCATTTTTTAGGCTATCTGCCTTTGACATTAAATCTGGATCACCACTCTCTACGGCTTTGCGGTAGATATCATCGACCTGTGCACTTTTTGCGTTGAGAGCTTCCTCCTCCTTTGCCAGTATTGCAGATGATTGTTGTTGAGAATAAGCTCTGTATTGTTGGAGCTCTTTCTCTTTTTCCATCGCAAGTCTTTCGAGTTGAGCCGCTCTTTCCTCAGCCGCTCTCGTTTTGGCATTAAGTTTGTTAATCCTTTTAGAAACGCCCTTAGTGTACTTTTCAAGTTCATCACCATCCCCCTCTGCTTGTTGCGGTGCAGGGCTATCTTCTGTAACCTCAACCGCTATCTCTTCTTCAGGTGCTTTGTTTTCTGCTTCTTGCGCTGTATTTTCTATCATGCGAAACCTACTATATCTTCTGGGTCTTTGACCGTTGCTATAATTTCATCGTCATTGATAATGCGACACTCACAAATCGACTCTTCTCCCTTTTCGTCAAACATCTTGACTTTAAATCTTGCTCCCGCATAACGACCTATCGCTATATAATCTCCCTCCTCACACCAATGCTTACCGCCAAACTTTTCTTCGTCGTTATAACAAAGCGGCCCTTTTCGTATAACTTTTGCAACCACAGTTGCTAAAGCCTCTCTATCTAAAGTTTCTTTAGTAAGCTCTATGCCACCTTTGGTCTTGCTTTTCATGGTGTAAGGTAATACTAAAATTCTCCAACCAGTTGGTTGTGGTAAATAATCTATCGCTGATTCTGTCACTACGAGTTCCTTTTATAATAGTCTTTTATAGTTTGTTCTACATATAATAAACTATTTAACTCGCCTTGCAAATATTTATAATGTTCGACATCTTTTAACATACCGTTCATCAGCGTGTTTTTAATAAGCTCACGTCGATCTTCGATATTTTTCTTTATCGTTTCCGCTAAATCTAAATCTTCCATCAAACAAGCTCGTAGTAACCAAGTCCTTTAGTAGCCGCACCACCGCCACGCACAGTTTTTTTCACGCGCTTATATACAGCGCCACCGTCTTTCATGCTTTGCGCCTTATTTAGCGCGATTGCTACTGCTTGCTTTTGGTTTCGGCCCTCTTTTTTTAGCTTGCTTATGTTTTTGTTTATCGTCTTTTGGCTTTTGCCTTTTTGTAGTGGCATCTTTTTTCTCCTTGACTGGTTTTGGTTTTGGTGTCTCTTTTACTTCTGGAGCAGGTAACTCTTCTCCGGTTTCAATCTTGTGCATCTTACGAGCGATTCTGTCCATGTTTACTTGGTGAGCCGCTTCTTTTTCTTTGCGCTCTTTTTCTACCGCTACTGCTTCTAATTCTCGCTCAAGTTTTTTTTGAGCACGTAACTGCTTGATTGCATCTAACTTATATGATGTTGTCATCGTTGACCTCCAAATTTAGCTTGCATTTCAGATAGCTTTATATCCGCCTGTTGCTGTAAGCGTGTTATTGCTAAATCAAGCTTGTCATCTGCAACTTGCTTGGTTGTCGCAATTCTTTGTTTTGCTATCTCGTTTTCTAACAATTGACCCTCTCGCCGTGTATTTTCGCGCTCATCAAATTGTCTATTGTCTTCATCTAACTCCGCTTTCCTAAGCTCTAATTCTTGTTGTCTAATTTTAACTAACGGATCTTCGTCAGTGCCTTGACCTATCGATAACAACAAATCTTGTGTTAGCTGTGCAAGTATAGGTGCTGATATTTTATCGCTTATCATTTGTAACTCTTGCATCATTGGTTGTACCGATTGTGGGTCAGCCTGTCCAGAGTCTACGGCTTGTTGCAGTTGCGACATTTGTTGCATTACCTCTGGAGGCATTTGTTGTTGCGCTAATTCACTTGCTAGAAACTGTAGGTGTTGCATCATGTGGGACATAATATTACCTTGTAATACAGGGTTTTGTTTGACTACATCTGTTAAAAACAATGATCTGTGCGCGTCAACGTGAGCTTGATGATTCTGTTGGGCAAACGCTATTGCAGGCTGTCCCATCAATAAATCACTGTTTTCTAAACCTGCATCGACCGGAGGGGGTGGCGGCGGTGGAGGTGGTGGGGGTTGCAGAAGAGACTCCACATTGTCCACTCCAAGCGCCGCGTACATTCTAGTATAAGCCTCATAAATACCTTGCGGGCCATGTATTTCTGGATTTGATTGCACCATTGCTAACAACTCTTGTGCCATCGTAATTCTTTGAGACTGTGAAAAAATATTTGGATCTGAGACAGGAACTATATCTACTCGCGCATCAAAGTCTGCACCTTTAATTTCTTGTGGCCCGCTACCTGTCATGTACGGATAGCTAGGAGGCAAAAACTCTCCAAACACTTTGGCTAATAAGTTAAATTCTAATTTTTGTGAATAATGCAAGCGCTTATGAATCGCTGACATCACTTTAGTGCCGCGCTCTAGTAAAGCAACTGTCGTGCCTACGGGCATGGCTTGATTCACATCTCCGACGTTTGTATCAGCGATAGATGCAAATCGTTTACCTGCATCCACCATCAAACCGAGCAAATTCATTAATACGTTTGAAGGCTCTTTGATAGGCAATGGTATTAAGTTTTCTCTAAGAGATGCGCCGGTTGTGTCAATGTCTCTGAACTCACCAGGTTGTAGCGGGTCATCCTCATCTCGGATTCTCATGCCGCGTGCTTTAAATCCTGCCGGTAAGTTAGCCAAGGTGCCGGCATCGATAAGCTGTCTCAGAATACTAGTGCTTGCTTTCGCTAATCCGCCTATCATGTGTGATAAACCTAAACCGTAAAAACCTAAACCAGGTAAAAACTTGTACTGAACAAAATAGTTAATCTTTTGTTTAAGTGGATCGTTTTCTGCATAATTCCTGCGAATAGATAAAACTTTTTGTGATGGCTCATCTATAGTAATGATGTAAGGAAGTTTAAGTCCGGTGTTTTCTCCGCCTGAATCTACATCTTCAAAGCCTGGCAAATCTAATATCGTGTGCACTTCATAGACCGTGTGATCTCGGTCTTCTTTATAGGACGGATGCATACCCTCGATGTCGTCAATCTCTTCTTCTATCTCATCGCGAGTGTAAGACATGTTGCCGCCTTTCAACTCTATATCTGCATAGAAGCCTGCAAGTTGTTGTTTTCTAATTTCATTTTTTGACATCGAGAGAACATGAGTAACACGTTCAGCAGTAAAAATATCTGTTGCCTCATAAGGCACTATCAAATCTTGCGGCTCAATAAATTTAGACATTGCTTTATTTAAGGCAGTGTCAAAGTATACTTTTTTAAATGCTGATCCGGCTAACGGTAGATAAAACAACAACATATCTAATTCTGGATCATACTCCTCCATCACATTCATGATGTAAAAGTTCATAAACTCTTGAACACGATCTGCTTGCGCTTCTGTGTCTGGCGTACGTGCGCCTATTATTTCTGTCTTTACTGGCCCTTTTGGTGGTAATAATTCTTTATATGCTTGTGCTTGAAACTGTGTAACAGCCTCAGCAAGTATCGGGTGTATGACACCTGTTGATCCTTGAAAGGGAGTAGAGCGTGTCTCATCAAACTTCATGCCTAAATATTTTAAGCCGTCTGTGTAAGTTTTTTCCCACTCAGATCTAGATTCCTTGTCTGCTTTGATAGCGCTTAACACATCCGATGCTAAGGCAGAGAGTTCACCATCATCAACTTGATCAACTAAGTTTGCATCAAAACTAATGTCTGGTGTTGATATTTCCTCTGCTTCATCATCAATTAAGATGCTTTCTTCCATAACCAGTATTTCTGCCGCGTCTCGTATCTGATCTGCACGAC